AGGTACGTTATCTAACCTACCCGGTGGTTTAAAGACCCGTGGTCTGCGTATTAAGGGTGATGATACTCCCATCACTCCGGGTGAATTTAGAGATGTGGATGTGTCTTCTGGCACGTTGCGTGACAACATTATGCCGCTCCCATATAAAGAGCCCAGCCAAGTATTGATCACGTTGCTAGGTATTATCACTGAGGAAGCACGTCGCTTTGCAGCTACGCCAGATATGAAGATTAGTGATATGGGTGCTCAAGCACCTGTTGGTACCACACTAGCTCTCATCGAACGCAACATGAAGGTGATGTCGGCTGTTCAGGCTCGTATGCACTTCGCTATGAAGCAAGAGCTAAAACTCTTAGCGGTAATGATTAGGGATCACGCATCGCCTAGCTACGACTACAAACCAGATGAAGGTTCACGTAGATCACGTTTAGAAGATTACAGCCGTGTTGAGATTATCCCTGTATCAGACCCTAACGCATCAACATTAGCGCAACGTGTTGTTCAGTACCAAGCTGTTATTCAGTTAGCTCAGATGGCACCACAGATTTATAACTTGCCTAAGTTGCATCGCCAGATGTTAGACGTATTGAGTATTAAGGATGCAGCAGAGCTCGTACCGCTAGATGATGATCAGAAGCCTACTGACCCAATCAGTGAAAACATGAACATCTTAAACGGCAAGCCAGTTAAAGCATTTATATACCAAGACCACGAAGCTCATATCCGTGTGCATATGGCGGCTATGCAAGACCCTAAGTTGATGGAGATTATGGGTCAGAACCCACAGGCTCAGATGTTAATGCAAGCAGCCCAAGCCCATATAACAGAGCACGTTGCGTTTGCCTATCGTGACCAGTTGCAGAAACAGATGGGTGTTACGTTACCTGAGCCAGATGCTGAGTTGCCTAAAGATATTGAAATGCAGTTATCACGTCTGTCTGCTGATGCCTCAGATAAGCTATTACAACGCCATCAAGCTGAAGCTCAAATGCAGAAGAACCAGCAGATGCAGCAAGACCCGATTATCCAGATGCAGCAAGCTGAACTTCAGATCAAGCAAAAAGAAGTGGATATTAAAGAGAAGCAGATGATTAGTAATGCAGCCGCAGAAGCTGACAAGATAGCGTTAGATCGTGAAAAACTCCAAGCAGAAATGGAGCGTGAAGGATTACGGATTGGCTCACAAACAGCCGCCGCTAAAGCAAAACTTGAGTCCCAACAGCAGTTAGAAATATTAAAGGCTGGGATGAGAGCTGAGGAACTGCAAGCTAAACAGCAAGCAGAGGGGATGCGTATGGGTATCGACGTATCAAAATCGCGTGAGCAAATGCGCATTCAAGAGATGCAGTCTAAGCAAAACGCGCAATCTAAAGAAGGGAACCAGTGATGACTGAGTTAGAAGTACTACGCAGCAAAATACGGGAACGTATGAACGATATTGCTGACGCACTAGCAACGGGGGCTTGCCGTACATATGAGCAGTACCAACACATGTGTGGTGTTATTGAGGGTTTAGCCCATTCGGAGCGAGATATTTTAGATATGCAAGACCAACAGGAGAGATTAAATGGCTGAGATTTTAATTGGCACAAACCCGAATAACCCACAAGTTGTGGGAGCAATAGACATGGAGAAAAGCGCAGAAGAGAAAGCCAAACAACTGCCTGACCCATGTGGCTACCACATCCTATGTGCTATCCCTGAGATAGATAAGATGTACGACAGTGGCATCATTAAAGCTGACTCTACGATGCAGTACGAAGAAGCTTTGACTACAGTTCTATATGTGGTCAAGTTGGGTCCAGATTGCTATAACGATAAAACGCGGTTCCCATCTGGCGCGTGGTGCAAGGAAGGCGACTTTATTTTGGTGCGCCCTAGTGCTGGTTCACGGTTAGTAATTCATGGGCGTGAGTTTAGATTAATTAACGACGATACGGTTGAGGGAGTTGTACAAGATCCTCGTGGTATCCGCCGCAAATAAGGAATAAACATGGCTATGCAAGAATTTAAGTTTCCCGATCAGGTTGATAAGGAAGAACCACAAGAAGATCAAGTTGAGTTAGAGCTTGATGGTTATGAAGATGATTCTCAAAATCCAGAAATTGAAATAGTCGATGATGCGCCTGTTCAAGACCGTGGTCGTAAGCCCTTAGACCGTGAAGTTGAAGAACCCACAGAGGAAGAGCTAAACGACTATAGCTCTAAAGTACAAAAGCGCATGAAAGAGCTTACACACGCCCGTCATGATGAGCGTCGTAAAGCAGAAGCCTTAGCTCGTACTAATGCGGAGCTAGAGCGTGTAGCCAAGCTAATGGTAGAAGAAAACCAAAAGCTTAAACAGTACGTGAATGTAGGTCAAAATGCGTATATAGACAAATCTAAGACACTAGCTGAGATGGATGTACGAACTGCTAAGTCTCGATTAAAAGACGCATTAGACGCTGGCGATACAGAAACTGCTGTTGCTGCCCAAGAAGAGTTGTTAAACGCACAACTACAAATGCGGCAAGTAAACTCATTTAAAGCAACAGACTTGCAAAAACAGCAAGAACCTGTATATACTCAACCCATAGCATCGAAACCAGAACCTACGCTAGATGATAGGTTAGTTAGATGGGCAGAATCCAATACATGGTTTGAACAGCCCGGTAATGAAGATATGACTGGGTTTGCATATGGTCTACATAATAAACTTGTGCGAGAGCATGGGGAGCAGTACACAAGCACTGATGAATACTATAGTAAAATCGACTCGGCTATGCGTCGGGCGTTTCCAGACAACTTCGATGATGTTGAGCAAGAACCCCGAGCAAAACCAAATCGCCCTAAAAACGTTGTTGCATCCGCACAACGCACAACAGCACCTAAAAAAATTAGGTTAACTGTATCGCAACAAACTGCGGCCAAGCAATTAGGTATACCGCTTGAGTTGTACGCTAAAGAAGTAGCAAAATTGGAGGCAACACAAAATGACCGATAATCGCACCCCCCGTACCACGGAATCCCGTGAGCAAGTAGCCCGTCCTAAAGCATGGCGTCCACCGGAGTTATTACCGGAACCCATTATTCAAGATGGATACAAATATCGTTGGGTTCGTACTTCTACACTCGGCGTTACTGATCAACGTAGTATTACTGGTCGGTTCCGTGAAGGTTGGGAAGCAGTCAAATTGTCAGAACAGCCACAAATGCAAAATTTAATAGATCCAAATAGCCGTTTTAAAGGTGAAATTGAGATCAGTGGTCTATTGCTTTGTAAGATACCAAAAGAATTTGTCGAACAACGTAACGAATATTACGCAGATCAAACCCGTAGACAAGTTGAAGGTATTGAACAAAACTACTTGAGCCAGAGTGACGCCCGTATGCCGGTATTTCAAGAACGTCGGTCTACAGTCAGCTTTGGCAGTGGAAAATAATTTTAATTGGAGTTAACAAATGGCTTACCCCACTATTGACAAGCCTTATGGCTTGAAGCCGGTCAATTTGATCGGTGGTCAGGTGTTCGCTGGTGCTACCCGTAAGATGCGTATTGCTAGTGCATATGCAACTTCTATTGGTTTTGGCGATTTACTCGTTAAAGTCAGTGATGGTACCGTCGCTCGCTCGGCTGCAACAACTGCTAAACCTACTGGCGGATTCGCTGGCGTGTTTCTTGGTTGTGAGTTTGTAAACCCTAGTACTGGTCAGGTGCAATTTCAACAGAACTTTGTTGGCGGCACAACAGTTACAACCGGTTTTATCACTGCTTATGTTTGTGATGACCCAGACACATTGTTCCAAGTTGCTATCGTTTCTGGTACAACAGTTGTTACTGGTGTTCAATTTACTGCCGTTGGTGAAAACGCCACATTAGTAAACAACACTGGAATTACTGCTTCTGGCAACTCTCAAGTTGCTTTGTTAGCATCGACTGCTACAACCGATACTTTGCCAGTTCGCATCGTTGACGTTGTGCCTGACACCGCTTATATTTCTGGCGGCAACACGCTGTATCCTGAAGTGATCGTAAAGCTCAACTTCGGTATGCATGCATATGACACCGCTGTCGGCGTCTAAGGAGCAAATAAATGGCTATTTCACGCGCACAACTACTTAAAGAATTACTTCCGGGTCTGAACGCATTGTTCGGTATGGAGTATTCTACCTACGGTCAACAACACAAAGAGATCTACGAAACAGAGACCTCTGAGCGTTCGTTTGAAGAAGAGACCAAGCTCTCTGGTTTTTCAGCTGCACCTGTTAAGAACGAAGGTTCTGCAATTGCATATGATAACGGTCAGGAAGCTTGGACAGCTCGTTACACCCACGAAACCATCGCTTTGGGCTTTTCGCTCACGGAAGAGGCAATTGAAGATAACTTGTATGACTCATTGTCAGCTCGTTACACAAAAGCTCTTGCCCGTGCAATGGCGTATACCAAGCAGGTTAAAGCTGCTGCTGTATTGAATAACGGTTTTACCTCTGGTTATAACGGTGGTGATGGCGTTCCTCTTTTCAGCAATGCCCACCCCTTGACTTCTGGTGGTACTAACAGCAACATTCCTTCGACCCCAGCTGATTTGAACGAGACTTCTTTGGAAGCCGCTGTTATTCAGATCGCCGCATGGACCGATGAACGTGGTCTCTTGATTGCTGCTAAACCTATTAAGTTGGTCATTCCTCCTGCGCTTCAATTCGTTGCAACTCGTTTACTTGAAACAGAATTGCGTGTTGGTACAGCTGATAACGACCTTAACGCTATCAAGAACAACGGCTCAGTCTCAAGCGGCTACACTGTTAATAACTTCTTAACAGATAGCAATGCTTGGTTCTTAACGACTGATGTACCTAACGGTATGAAGCATTTTGTTCGTTCGCCTTTGTCTAACTCAATGGACGGAGACTTTGATACCGGTAACGTACGTTATAAGTCACGCGAACGTTACTCGTTTGGATGGTCTGACCCTCTTGGTATGTACGGTTCAGCAGGCGCCTAATTAAACTGCTAGTTAGTTTAGCCCCCACTCAAAAGGTGGGGGTTTTTATTTGTGTACAACAAAACATATTAGTAGTACAGTAGGTATATCGACTCTTATATTTTTGTGGGGATAAAAATGTTCTGGATACCTATAATGTTTGTTTGCCTGATTTCAGGCGATTGTTCATTTTTACAGGGGAAACCTGTGTATACAAAAGCGGGATGTGAAGAGCAGCTCATTCCTTTAGCACGGACTTTGCAAGCTGACGTTAGGGTTGCAGTGTTTGATGGTGTTTGCGTGGTTGTACAGGCGGTTTAGACTTTTTGCGCATCCGCTTTTTTAGCTAACCGTTCTTCATGGTGGTGAATACGATGGCAGTTAGCACACAAAGGTACGCACTTACTTACTTCTTCAAACACGGCTTTAAAATTATTATTACGCACAAGCACATATAGTTTACGATTAGAAGGATCGCGCTTAACATGATGAAAGTCAATTACTGATGGGTTAGATAACCCACACTTAACACAGGATTGGGTGGCTTTAAACGCTTGCCACTTTACCCTAAATGCCTTTTTTGCTAGAGCAGTTTTAGTTTTTACGGCGGTTTTGTTGGCCTCATAGTGCTTCTTTGAATACTCTTTATGTTTTTGCTTTCGCAATTCTTTATCTTTATACGGCATTGAGACCCTTACGTAATAAGCTGTTTTTGTAATTATGCCTCATAAACGTTGCGTTAATCCTATTAATATAGTATAAATGGGGTATTACTGGGCAACCCAGTTCTATAGACCGACCCAGCGGACGATGCAGAGACTATAGAACGATGTACTGCATATACAAGGAAATACAATGGCACAAACTTCATTTTCAGGCCCAGTCAACCTCGGCGTGTTCACTGTTGCAACCGCACCTACTGTAGCTTCTACAGGTAGCGTAGCTTACTTTTCAAACGGTGCCGCTGGCAGCCCAGTATTAGCGTTCTTTGACGGTACAAACTGGAAGCGCTCAGACACCTTAGCCACTATTGCTGCCGCTTAATTAATCTTTGGATGCTGGTTGTTACCAGCTTCAACCACTTAAACAGCAGATTTAAATGGCAACTAAAAAAACTCCCTCTCTAGCTGTAGGTCGTGGTGAAAAGCTGCCCGTAGCTAAAGGGGCTGGCTTAACTGCAAAAGGTCGTGCTAAATATAACGCAGCCACAGGCAGTAATCTAAAAGCCCCCCAACCAGAAGGCGGTGCGCGTAAGAAGTCGTTTTGCGCTCGTATGAGTGGTATGCCGGGTCCTATGAAAGACGAAAAAGGCAAGCCGACACGTAAAGCTGCAAGCTTGAAACGATGGAAATGTTAAAGATGAATTTTGAAGCTATCTGGAGTGGCATTTTAACTATTGCAATGGCTACAGTGGGCTGGTTGTTAGCTGCTAGGTCAAAGCAAATGGATGAGTTTAAAGCTGAGTTTCAGCGTATTGCCATATTACTTAACCGCACAAGAGAAGAGCTAGCTAAAGAATATGTTACAAAAGCTGAAGTTCATGCCGATATTAACAGGGTTCTAGACCGTTTAGAACGCTTAGATGAAAAACTAGATAGATTAATGGATAGTAAACGTGCCGGCAACTAGTAAAAAACAAGAGCGTTTTATGCAGGCGGTAGCGCATAATCCTAAGTTTGCAAAGCAAGTAAGCGTCCCACAAAAGGTGGGGAAAGAGTTCACTAAATCAGAAGGTGGTCAAATGAAAGAGTCAAAAGCAATGGTTAAGAAGGAAATCGACTTCATGAAAAAGAAGGGCGCTCCTAAATCAATGATCAAACATGAGAAAGGCGAGATGAAAATGGCTCGCGGGGGTGGTGTAGAATCCCGTGGTAAGACTAAAGGCAAGATGGTTAAGATGGCTAAAGGTGGTAAAACACAGGGTAAATGCGCTTAAAGGTGTATACATGAAAAACGATATGAAGCAAAATAAAGCTGTCGTAAAGAAAGCTGTAAATATGCACGATGCACAACTTCACGGTGGCAAAAAAACTAATTTAGCCAAGTTAAAATCTGGCGGGTCGGTATCTAAACGTGCTGATGGTATAGCCCAGCGCGGTAAAACTAATTGCAAGGTAATGTAACCATGAACGATAAAGATTATACTGCCAAGGATATGGTAATTTCTCCCACAGCTCGTAAAGCTATGGAAGAGCAGGAGGCACAGCGCAAGCGTGATGCGGAGCAAGAACGTCGCCAAAAAGACATGGAAGACACGGTAAAAGGTAAGAAGCCTCCAGTTAAAAAAGCTAAGGGTGGTTCTGTTAGTGCGTCAAGACGTGGTGATGGTTGTGCTCAACGCGGTAAGACAAAGGGTAAATTTGTATGATGGCGTCGCGGGGTATGGGTGATATTAATCCAAGCAAGCTGCCTAAAAAGGGTAAGCGCAAAGATGGCGATTCATTTGATATGTACGCCAAGGGTGGCAAAACCAAATCCCGTGTAAACGAATCAGGCAACTATACAGAGCCCGGTAAACGTAAGAACCTGTTTAACAAGATTAAAGCTGGTGGTAAAGGCGGTGATCCGGGGCAGTGGAGTGCTAGAAAGGCTCAGATGTTAGCTAAGGAATATAAGCAATCAGGTGGCGGGTATAAATGAAGAAGCCCCAAGAGTCCCTCAAACGGTGGACTGAACAAGATTGGAAGACCAGCGATGGGAAGCCATCTAAGGGTAAGAAACGTTATTTACCGGCTAAAGCGTGGGATGCACTAAGTGCGTCAGAGAAAGCCGCTACAAATAAGGCTAAAGCTTCTGGCAATAAGGCTGGCAAGCAGTTCGTAGCGCAACCAAAGTCGGTTGCTAAAAAAGTTAAGGCATACAGAGCATGACAACATCTGGCGTATCGTCGTTTAACTTAGACCTAACAGATCTCGTCGAAGAAGCTTTCGAACGTTGTGGTAAAGAGCTACGTACTGGATACGACATTAAAACTGCTCGTCGTTCGTTAAACTTACTTACTATTGAGTGGGCGAACCGTGGTATTAACCTATGGACTGTTGAGCAGGGCTCTATTCCTATGGTGACAGGGCAGGCTACTTACGACCTACCGAATGACACGATTGACCTACTAGATACCGTAATTCGCACAGGCTCTGGGCAGAACCAAACAGACATTAATATCAGTCGTATTTCAGAGCCAACATACGCAACGATTCCAAATAAAAATGCTTTAGCTAGACCTATACAAGTATGGATACAAAGATTGTCTGGTGCTACATATCCAACAGGTGGGGTTGTTAACCCTAGAATACACGTATGGCCTACACCAAACGACCCCGGTGATCAATACACGTTTGTTTATTGGCGGTTACGTCGTATACAAGACTCTGGTGGGGGTACTAGCACTCAAGATATACCGTTTAGGTTCCTTACTTGTATGGTTGCTGGGCTTGCGTTTTATTTATCTTCTAAGTTACCAGAAGTACCCCCAGACCGTATTTTGTTTTTAAAATCAGAGTACGAGCAACAGTTACAACTGGCATCCGATGAGGACAGAGAAAAAGCTCCACTCCGGTTTGTACCACGATCAATGTTTTATTGAGGTGATTTATGCCCTCTAAATTTGCGTCTGGTAAGTTTGCAATTTCTGAATGTGATAGGTGTGGTCAACGGTATAAACTAAAGAAACTAAAAAACTTAGTTATAAAGACTAAGAATGTTAATATTTTAGTATGCCCTGAGTGTTGGGACCCAGATCAGCCGCAGTTGCAGTTAGGTATGTATCCGGTAAACGACCCACAGGCGATTAGAAACCCAAGACCGGATACATCATATGTTGTTTCTGGTTTAGCTTTTGATGGTGTTCCCTCTGGTGGTAGTAGAGTTTTCCAATGGGGGTGGAACCCAGTAGGTGGGGCGAGGAATTTTGATACGTTTCTAACCCCAAATAACTTGATTATGCAAGTTCAACTTGGTACAGTTACAGTAACAGTTACTTAAGGAGTTTGAAATGGAAAAGCAAAAGAAAGTAGACCCTAATACAATGGCGGCTAAAGATTTAAAACCCGATGGTCCCGCTATGCGGGTGTCTATGGGCGATCCCGGTGCTGATGATGTTAAGACATCAGGTATTAAGATTCGTGGTACAGGCGCAGCGACTAAGGGCACAATGGCTCGAGGACCGATGGCATAATGAACTACGCTGAGTTATCTGCTGCTATACAAAATTACTCGGAGTCTGACGAGCAGTTGTTCGTGGACAACATTCCGACGTTTGTAAAACTTGCTGAACAGAAGATATATAACTCGACACAAATTGCCTATCTACGCCGTAACGTTGTGGGTGTTACTACCACAAATAATAAATACGTCGCTACTCCACAAGACTTCCTATCTGTTTACTCTGTCGCAGTGGTAGACCCATCTGGTGAGTACATATACTTGCTAGACAAAGACGTTAACTTCATTCGTCAAGCCTATCCCGCACCAACGGATACAGGTATACCTAAGTATTACGCCATCTTTGGTCCAACAACTACGAACACAGACCCTGCGGAGCTAACGAATGAATTATCTCTTATACTTGGCCCAACTCCCAACGGATCATATACGGTGGAGTTGCACTACTTTTTCTACCCTGAATCCATCGTTACAGCAGGTACAACTTGGTTGGGTGACAATTTTGACTCAGTTCTACTCTATGGCGCTATGCGGGAAGCCTCAATATTCCAAAGACAAGAAGCCGACGTAGTGGCTAACTATGAGTCTAAGTATAACGAAGCGATGACGTTACTCAGACAATTAGGCGACGGGAAACAAAGGACCGATGCATACCGCACAGGTCAAGCTAGATATCCAGTGAGATAATATGGCATTTACGGGCAACTTCACTTGCGACAGCTTTAAGACCGCGTTACTTAACGGTGATGTGGACTTTAGCGGTGGCTCATTTAAAATAGCTTTATACACAAACAGTGCCAGTTTAAACGCTCTGACTACTGAGTACACTTCCGCTGGCGAGGTTGTAGATGTGGGTTACACGGCAGGTGGGTCAGTGCTTACTTCATCGGTTAGCAGTTTAAACGGTGTGTCATTTGTTTCTTTTGAAGATATATCTTGGTCAGGTGCTATAACCGCTAGGGGCGCATTGATCTATGAGGTTGGTGGTACAGCAGTATGCGTTTTAGATTTCGGTGCAGATAAAACATCGACATTAACTTTCACAGTGCAGTTCCCCCCTGCTACATCTAGCACTGCAATAATTAGGCTTTCATAAAGGAGTTTTACATGTTTAACGAACACGCAAGTCCAGTAGACGCTATATCGTCTCAAGTCGCTTCAGGCGGCAAAACAGGCAATCAGGTTAAAGGCGGCGGTGCATTTTTAGTACAATGCTTTGACCAAGAAGGTAAACTTAAGTGGGAAGCAGAGAAGCACAACCTCGTTGTGAACGTTGGTCTGCAAGATATGAATACTAAGTACTTTACAGGCTCAGGTTACACCGCAGCTTGGTATATTGGTTTATATGGTGCGGCAGCTTCTAACAACCCTGTAGCAGGCGATACAGCAGGCTCACACGGCGGTTGGACAGAACTTACATCATACAGCCAAGCTACACGCCCACAGGCAGTGTTTGGAACAGCTACAACAGCAGACCCATCGGTTATCTCTAACACGTTATCGGTTGCTCAGTTCTCAATCAATGCCACAGTAACAGTAGGTGGTGCGTTCTTGATTAGCAACAACACTAAGGGCGGCACAACAGGTGTTCTGTTTTCTGCTGCTGATTTCCAATCACCCGGTGATCGTGCTGTTGTGAGTGGAGACATCATTAATGTTACATACCAATTCAGCCTTGACGCTGCTTAAGGAGTAAAGAATGGCTACCAAATTTACTAAAGGGCAAGAGGTCACAATTAACGCGGTTATCCCAAAAGGACCTGTATCTGCGTTGCGTATGGATGAGAACGGTGATTTCTTCTACCAGATTGAGTGGGTCGATGCTGATGGTAATAAACAAAAGCGTTGGTTTGCTGAAGCTGAACTCGTAGCGGCGTAATATATGTTCTCTGGTAGCCCCTTCTCTGGTTTACCGTTTGCTGACTCTGGTGGCTTTTTATACGCCGCTAGTACGGCTGATTTGGCAAGCGTTTCCGAGTCTGTGCTTGGAGTTAAGCAGCAGGGTGGCGTAGTGCTGGGGAACATGTCTTTATCAGACACGTACGCTCCATCAGGTGTTTACAACATAAGTGCGTTTGACACTGCTACAGTAGCTGACGCTGTTTATCCGTTAGCGTCGTTTGGGGCTTCAGTTTCTGAACGTGCCCGTGCAGTTATAACTAGGCAGATTGGTGGGGGCTTCTCCACTGGTGCTATGTCATCAGGACCATTTAGTGCGTTGGGTGACTTTACTAGAGAAGTGCCTAGCGATGAAGTGTTCAGTAATGTGTACTCACAAAGCTTTGTTGCTAACTCAGTTAGTGTGGCTGATCTTATAAGAACCAATGCGGTTATGACGTTTGGCGTAAGTGAAGATGTAAGTGCATCAGATGTATTGACTAATCTCGCTGTTATAAACTCTTTAACTACAAACATCGCCGTTTCTACCGACACGACTTCAAGCTACCCAGAGTACCCACGCACGGTGCAGGAAATAGCTACAGGCGATGATGCAATATCATCTATACCCATTTACGCCCAGTTTGTAAATGAGAGCGCGGTTGGTTCAGATGCTATCAGTACGTTAGTTGAGCTTGTAAGCACCGTAGTTAACGAAGCACAGGCTTCAGAGTTAGCCACTACGCTTGTTGTGGTGAATTCAGCAGTTAATGACTTAGTTTCTAGCACAGATAGGCTAAGTACGAATATAATAGTTCAATCGCAGTGCATAGAGTTGTCACATGCTGTGGATGAGCTGGTAGCTAGGCGGTACTGGGAAAATATCAATACAGCGGAATCTGCTGGTTGGAGACTAGTGCAGAACAACATAGGGATAGACTAAAATGGCTCTTATTGTAAAAGACCGTGTACGCGAAGCTAGTGCCACAACAGGTACTGGGACACTAACATTAAACGGTGCGATTTCTGGCTTTCAAGGCTTTTCAGCTATTGGCGACGGAAACACCACATACTATACGATTGTTAACGCAGGTACAGGTGACTGGGAAGTTGGTATTGGTACGTATACCGCCTCTGGTACGACGCTGAGTCGCAATCAGGTTTTAGAATCATCTAATGGTGATGCGCTGGTTAACTTTGGTGCTGGTACTAAAGACGTATTCGGCACATACCCCGCAGACCGTTCTGTTTCTCAAGCAGACATCGGCACAGCACCAAACGAGATACCGTTGAATCAGTATCTAGGTTCTGCGGCATACGTTGATATTAATACGCTTAACGCGGGTTCTTTGACGAACACGACAGACATAAGCAATGTACAACCATCTTTAAATCTCGACTTTGCTAACGTTAAGAAGTTAGACCCACGGATTACATACGCTCGTGCGAGTGAGGCTCGGTACTATGACGGCAAGACGGTGTCTAAGGCTGAGGAGAATTTGTCGTTGTGGAATCAAGAGTTTGATAATGGAGTGTGGGCAAAAACTGGAGCTACTGTTACAGCAAATGCAACAACCGCCCCAGACGGAACAAATACTGCGGATAAATTAGTTGAAGATACGACTACTGGTGTCCATTTAGCACAACAAGCAATTACGACTATTGCGTCTGTATATACAATTTCTGTGTATGCTAAAGCGGCAGAACGAGGATGGCTTAACTTAGCAGAACGGGCAGGTAGTGTTCAGGTTTACTTTGATTTAGTAAATGGAGTTGTTGGGACTATCACCGGTTCTGCTACAGCTAATATTGAACCAATTAATTCAAGTTGGTATAGATGTTCCATTACGTTTACATCGGTAGGTGGGTCATACGGTGTTGCGGTAGTAACAGCAACTGCCGATAATACTAGGTCTTATGCGGGTGATGGCACTTCAGGCATTTACCTATGGGGCGCACAGGTTGAAAATCGCTCTGCTGTCTCATCTTACACACCCACGACAACACAGCCCATCACAAACTACATACCCACACTACTCACAGCGTCTGCTAACGTTGCTCGATTCGACCACGACCCTATTACTAATGAGAGTCTCGGGTTGTTGATAGAGGAACAGAGGACTAATTTGTTGACGTATAGTGAGGATTTTAGTAATGCGGTTTGGAGTACTCGTCAACTTATTAAACAGCCAAATATTTCAATTGGTATTGATGGAACATTGACGGCAGTAAAAATAATCCCTGACACAACAAACAATTATCACGATTTAAGGCACTTAGAACCTATTGCAAAAAAATCAATTAGTATTTATGCAAAAGCGGCTGGTTATAATTTTATATCTATTCGACATGATAATAGCGCAGCAGGTTTACAAATGAATTTTGACCTTTTAAATGGAACATTTGGTAGTTTACCTAGTGACGTTGCAAGCGCAAGTATAGAAAATGTTGGAAACGGTTGGTGGAGATGTAGTGTTAATTATGCATCTATAACCGCTAATAATGGAACTTCTTTTGCTGTTTCCCAGTCATTGACTGCTACAAACACAACCACTTACACAGGCGATGGCTACTCAGGCATATACATCTGGGGCGCTCAATTGGAAACAGGTGCTTTCCAAACATCTTATATACCCACAATGGCTTCTCAAGTGACACGAAGCGCAGACTCAGCGAGTATGACGGGTGCTAACTTCTCTAGTTGGTATCGGGCTGATGAAGGTAGTTTGTATGTTGATTCAAAGCCAAATGGTCTTACTAGCAATGGGGGTAATGTAGCAGGGATTACTGATAATTCAAGTAGTAATGCTTTTTATCTTCAACAATATACACCTACAATATCTATATATTATGTAAGAACAAATGCAGTTGACCAAGTAGGTCTATCTTCTGGGTTTTCCCCAGTTGTTGGGGTGAATTACAAATCATCTTTTGCTTACTCCGTAAATGACTATGCGGCATCTTTTGATGGCGGGACTATTAAGACTGATGCTTTAGGTCTACTTCCAAATAACGTTAATAGATTAACAATCGGTGCATTGTTTGGGGGAAGTCAGGTGTTTACAGGCACAATCAAAAAGCTATCCTATTTCCCCGCCCGACTTTCTAACGAAGAATTACAGGAAATGACATCATGAGCGTAATTAAACTAATTGGGAGCGACCCCAACCAAGTCAGTCGCAATCGTGATTTGGGCAGTATGGCTTATCAAAGCCTAGAGAATGTGGTTGTTGAGAACTTAACGGTTGATACGGGCATTCAAGACGACTTG